TAAGCACATTGAATTAGCAAAACGTACTTTTGCTTCTGTGCCACGCCGTCATAAGAAAGGTGTTCGTGAGCAACTTCAAATTCTTGGCTTAGCCGATTTGGAATTCATGACACTTGAACAACTCAAGCAACGTCTTGAGGAATTAGAACAAGGTGAAGAATAATCACCGCAAATGAAAGGGTGCCTAGTGCACCCTTTTCTTATGAAGGAAGGGGGAAAAGTATGCCAGGGAGCACTAGTATTAGCTCTGAGGTGTTGGGTTACATCATCGGCGTGCTGATTCCGGTAGCAGGTCTGTACTTAAATAACAAAAGCAAAATTACTGAACAGGAACACCGCATGACAATGATTGAAGCTAGTCAAAACTATACCCAGAAACTAGCTGAGCAAAACAGTAGACGGCTTGATGAACACGACGAGCAGAATAAGATTACTTATCAGCTCGTTGAACAAATCAAGGCGATGAAAGAAGATCTTATTGAGATCAAACAAAAGTTAAAATAGGAGGAATTCATTATGAATAAAATCAATTGGAAGGTTCGCTTTAACAAGAAAAACGTGGCATTCTTAGCGCGTTTCGCGATTGCTATTTTGATGCCTGTATTGGCTTATCAAAACCTCAAGCTTGAGGACTTAACAACATTTGAGACATTAGGGAAACTGTTTGTATCTCTGTTCAGCAATCCTTACTTAATTGGATTGACATTTGTCAATGCCTTTAACCTTATCCCTGACCCTACTACTGCTGGGCTTGGTGACAGTGAACAAGCGTTGACTTATGAGGCTCCAAAAGAGTCCTAAGAAAGGGGTGAAGCCGTATGTTGCAATACGGTAATTACACACTGTCGGATGATCTAATTGAAAAAATGCAGAAGGTGGCTAGGCATTATGACCTAGTCCCTTCTTTTGTTATCTGCCAACTATGTCATGAGACTGGGTGGGGGCAGCATCCTAATTCTATATCGGCCAGGGAAGACAATAACTGGGGCGGTATGACTTGGGGCTATGATGACCTCAATCCTAAGACTCGCAAAAGTGGCGTCCAGGTTACGCCAGGGCGCAAGCGTCCAGCAGTTGAGGGTGGATATTATATTCACTATGCCACTGTTGAGGACTTCCTAAAAGACTATGGGTATCTACTCCGCAATGGTGGCTTCTACAAGACCGCTGGAGCTAAGACTTTATGGGACTATGCACGAGGGTTATTCCGTCTTGGTGGCGCTCAATATGATTATGCTGGTGATGGCAGTAATTCGGAAAGAGTATTTAACTCTTACTATAATTCGATGAAAACTATCCATGATGCGCTGAATGCAAATGGGTCATTGGATAGTATAGACAAGGGGGAAACTAGCAACATGGCAAGTGCTCAAGATGTATTAAATGTATTTAGGAACTGGCTAGGTGGACAAATGTATGGTGGTGTACATGGCGAGATTGTACGTCTGTATAACGCGCAAAACCCACTTCCGGCTAGTGGATACAGGTTGAAAAATGACGATGACTGGTGTGACGCAACAGTAACTGCTGCATTTATCAAAGCCGGTCTATTAAACCTTATCGGTGGTGAATGTGGCGTACAACGCCATATCGGAATCTTCCAATCAAAAGGAATCTGGATTGGAAAGTCATATCCACAAGCAGGTGACATTATCACCTTTGACTGGGACGGTGGCGGTTTTGCGGACCATATCGGTATTGTTGAATCGGTTAGTGGCAACACGGTTAACACCATCGAGGGTAACTCAGGGTCACCTTCAGCTGTGCGGAGACGCTCTTATGCTTGGAACCACTGGCAAATCAAAGGGTACGCTAGACCTAACTATGGATCTGGCTCAGTTTCATCTTCTAGTGGGTCAAAATCTGTTGCTGAAGTTGCTCAAGAAGTAATCAACGGACAGTGGGGTACCGGTGAAGATAGAAAAGCTAGACTATCTGCTTCCGGTTATGACTACAATGCTGTCCAAGCAAAAGTCAACGCTATCTTGAGCGGTGAATCAGTAGGCTCTACAGAAGTACAAGAAACCGGTTGGCTTAAGAACGAGACCGGCTGGTGGTATAGAAATGAAGATGGTAGTTGGCCAGCAGACCAATGGTTGAAAGTCTATGACTTCTGGTATCTGTTTGACGAGGACGGTTATGCTTATTGCAATCGTTGGGTTCAAAAAGATGGTAAGTGGTATTACTTCAATAGTGCCTGTGCTATGGTAGTTGGATGGGTTCGATACAACGATAAGTGGTATCACCTCAAGGATGATGGGCAAATGTCTTCTAAAGAATACATTGTTGGTTCCGATGGACGCCTATATTATGTAACAGAAGATGGGTCTATGCTTGAAAACACTGAGATTACAGTAAGTGAAGACGGCTCCTTGATTGAAAAAGCTACCGGGAACATTGTAGGTAAATTCTAAGTCCGTAATAACGGAATAAATCTGATAAGTCCTAAATATTGGACCAATATCTATCCCCTGGGCATTGCCTGGGGGATTATTTTTATGCGAACAGTAAGTTGAGATAATGCCTACAATGCGGTATAATATAAATACAAGGGTGTATCTCCTCAATTCATTCTTGTATAGGGTTTAATGTCGGCTGGTCCCTCTACTAGTCGGCATTTTTTATATACAAAAATAAGTCAATGTGATACTATGTAGTTAAAATAACAAGTTGAATCGAGGGATAATATGAATAAGAAATTGATTGAATCTTTTATTCAGAACAAAGCTATTCCAATGGAAATTATCGTTAGAGAAACAGGCGTATCATTAAAGCGCTTGAATTTGGTCCGAGACGGCCTTTTAAGTGTAGATGAATTATCTACCGAGGAATTAAATAGAATTGATTCTATGCTAAAAGAGACTGGGTATCGTGTCAGTGTGGACTACTCAGAGTTGATAGAAGAACTTACACATGATAAGTTTGAAGGATTGATTGGCGAACGCGTGATTGTCGAGCGCAAAATGAACGAGTTAGTAGGGCGTCCTATCCCCGTGGATTATTATTTCTCTATCGGTGAAGTGCCGATTGGGGTCAAGACGAGTCTTGAGTCATACGATGACTTGATGAAAGAACTGGATGACCTAAACCGTATCGTCTAACTAGTAGCAGAAAAGTAGCAAAGTCTTCTTGAAAGTATGATTGGTTATGAGCGGTAGTGATAGGTAAAATATTAGAAGATGCTTTTATAACGCATTTCTGATAGGTTGTGATAGCTAGTGATTCGCGTCTAATCATTTTACGAAAAACCATCTGTACGTCGTAAGAAGAAATCAGAAGCAGCTCGTAAACGTAAGTTTTAATAACATTACGCTAGCTTATAAATAGCGATACATAGCGATTTAAAACACCCAATGGCTAAAGTCATTGGGTGTTTTACTTTACTTGCAAATTTAGCCTGAAAAGGGGATAATAAAAACATCATTAGGACAAGGTGGGATGACCATGAATCAACGTGTAGCTGATTTTTGCCAACGGTATTTTACAGACCGTCGTGGTAGTAACTGTAAGAAATGGGACTTAAGTCAAGAACTTTTCGGAGCACCAGATTTACTGGGGATGTGGATTGCCGATATGGAATTTAAGGTGCCTGAGGCAGTCCAAAAGGTTTTACATGAGCGGGTAGACCATGGTGTCTTTGGTTATTCCTATCCTTGCCCTGAATACTATCAAGCTTATATCAAGTGGCAGCAAGAAAGAGCTGGCGTACAGATTGCGTCGGACTGGGTTCGTTTTTCACCTGGGGTGGTCAGCAGCTTCTATTGGTTGGTTCAAATCTTGACCCAGCCGGGTCAAGGGGTCATGATTATGACGCCTGTTTATCCACCCTTCCACGGCGCCGTTAAAGACACGGGCCGTAAATTAGTGGATTATCAGTTGCAATTGCGCAATAACCGCTATAAAATTGACTTCGATGCCTTGGAGAAGCAAATTGTAGCGGAAGAGGTCAAGTTACTCATTCACTGTTCACCGCACAATCCAACAGGCCGTCTCTGGGGTCTAGAAGAGTTGGAGCAGCTCCTAGCCATTTGCCGTCGCCATCAAGTCTATCTGATTTCTGACGAAATCCATCAAGACTTTGTAGCGGCAGGCAATCACTTTGTTTCTGCCTTGGATGACCGCTTAAGCGTCTATCGTGACCTAGTCATTGTTTTAAACTCACCCTCTAAGACCTTTAACTTAGCGGGCCTGCTTAATTCTCACGTGGTCATTCCAGATGGAAAATTGCGTCAAATATACGACCGAGGCGTGGCACCTTATC